CCGTTGAAAGCGAATATGATATTCGTAGACAAGGAACCTTAATGGTTGCTAAATATGCTATGGGACATGGCGTATTAAGACCTGAGGCTGCTGTCGGTATCAAAGAAGCTTAACAACAGTTAATAACTTAGGGTAGATGGTTGATTCCGTCTACCCTTTTTTTCAAAGGAGCAAATAATGGCAACACAAATTACACCTACTACGGAGCTGCAGGCAGTAAACATTATGTTGTCTACCATTGGAGAAGCACCTGTAAACACAATCGAAGGCACAACTAACGTTGATGTGTCTGTAGCAAAAGCGATTCTTGATGAGACTTCTTTAGCACTGCAAAGTGAAGGATGGAATTTTAATACTCAACCTAAATATACTGTCACTAAAGATGATGAAAGTAAAATACCTTTACCAAGCAATACATTACAAGCTGACGCTGGAGCTGATTTTAGATACAGAAATCTTATTATTCGTAATGGGTATCTTTTTGATGTAGACAACAACACTGATACATTTACAGGAGATTTACCACAATTAGATTTAGTGCTTGCACAGCAATTTGAACAGATACCTGAGTATGCAAGACGCTACATTACAATGAAAGCAGCCCGTCGTTTTGCATCCAGGTTTATTGGGGATGACACGCTTACTGCACTTATACAGCAAGATGAACAAGAAGCATTAATAGCATTTAAACAAGCTGATTCACGAAGCGAAGATAATAATATATTAACCAGTGATTCTAATACGTATTCAATTATTAACAGGCTACCTAGAAGGAGATATTAATGGCTGTAGTTTCACAGACGATACCTAATTTTAATAATGGTGTCAGTCAACAAACACCTACTCAACGTTTAAGCAGCCAAGCAACCGAACAAATTAATATTGAAAATAATTTACTTAATGGGCTTTCTAAACGTCCTCCTTTAGAATACATTGCTGATGTAGATGGTAGTAATGTTTATCCCAATACTGTAAAAACATGGCCTATTACACGGGATGAAAGTAATCAATATTTAACAGTGTGGTATAACGGGGGAGTAAAAGTATTTGGTTTAGATGGTACTTCTAAAACAGTAAACACTCCTGATGGTGTTTCATATTTAACTAGCACAAATCCAAAAGAACATTTTAAAATGGTCAACATTGCTGACTATACTTTTGTTGTCAACACATCTATAACACCTACCGCTGATAGTTCAACATCAGCTGCTAAAGTAGAAGAATTTTTAATTTATGTAAAACAAGCAGGATACGGTAGAGAGTACACAGTTCGTTTAACACATCCTGATATTACCACTGACCTAGGGTACACTTGGATAGAAATGCGTTTACAGATGCCAACTGGTTCTAGCGCTACTCATGACACAGCTTTTAGTGATACATCTAAAATTGCAAACATTTTATTGTATGGCAGTTCAAGCCAATATTGGAACGCATCTTCAAGTATATCTGTAAACGTAGTACAACTTACTGGTTCTACAGAAACTTCTTTAAGCACTACTACAGGATTAGCAAATGATTCAAGGATAACTCCGTATTTTGATTTTGAACAATATGGTTCTACTATTTATGGTAAACCTAAAGATGGTGACGCAAACTACACAG